ACTTTCTCCTTTAATCAATGATACGGACTGGGACAAACTACCGATTGCGGCAGAGTACCCGGAGCCGGCATCACTGTCCGCAGATACGGTAGCCACACCCGTCCAATATTCCAGTTGCTTGCTAAAAAGTTCGGTATCCGCCGATAGCTCGGTAGCGGCAGACAGGTCCTCTGTCTCATAATCTCCCGTAAACCCGGAATTGCGCAACAGATTGACACTTCCGACAGCCGCATTGTCTATCGCATCCTTGGCCTCTTGGGCAAGATCAGCCGCCGCCTGTATCTCATCCGGAAGACCTTCCATATTACGCCATCCGGTGGAGCCTTTTTCGATGTGGAACATACCCTTGATATCAACACCTTTATCCTGAGTGTATTCCATGTAAGTGGTCCGGTCCTTGTCACCAATATACGTATCTCCGTACACCTTCATCCGGGCCTTGCCGGTAGACCTGTCAAAATCAAAAGATATAACGTCTTTCCCGGTCAAGGTAAAATCATTAATACCCTGATACATGATGATAGACGGAGAAACTTCGTTCACCGAAGAGAGAATTATCGCCGCCTGTCTGGTGATATCAGTCTTATGGCCCAATCCCACGATATCATCACCTGCCACCGGAACATCGTTCTCGACATTAGGATCACACACGGTCTTGGACAGGTCTATATAATTCTCACCTACTGCTGTGACCAACCGCCAGTAATAGCGGTTGCCGACATGATGAGAAACGCCAGTCTTGATATTGCACTCCTGAGCGATGGCGAGAGATCCCGGGGTAAACTGGTTCTCTATCTCAATTCCGTCTTCCTCTTCCTTGAAGTAACAACGGTAGACATTATCCAACTCATCCACACGGTTGCATTTCATGCCTGCATGGGAAATCACCTGCTCGCCACCTACATACGTCTTCTTCTTTACTTCAAGCTCGTCAAAAACGGCTTTGACCTTGACATACAGATAATCAACAACAGCCTGTGACATACCGTTCTCAAGTACAGTAATTCCACTACCGTTCTTACCTATAAGTAAACCCTTCAAAAAAGTGATCAGCTCATTGGCGGCGTCAGGGTTTCTCTTGCTGATAAATTCATTACGTGATCTCAGGGAGGAGTAAGCCGTATAGTCACTGGGGGCTTCCGTATCTCCCATTTTCAGAAGTCGGATAAACGTCTGCGCCAGCTCCTGCGCCAGCGTGTATTCCAGATTGTTCAGCGTCGAGTCCACGGATGACTTCCATGAGGTGCTGACCGCCGACGAGCAGTCAATGGAAGCCTCGGAAAGATTGCCCAGCTTCCTCTCTATCCTTGTGATGCGGGTGTCAAGATACCCGGCCTCAAAATACTGCGCGTCCTCCAGTCTCACCCTTTGCCCGAGCGATAACGGCACACTGTTTTTATCCACATGGATGTAATCCGTGTCGCCGGAATAGATGGATATGTCCTTGCTGTATTCTGTCAGGAAGCTGTCAACCGCCTGCTTGTACTGTTCTTCCGCTATCGGGTAATACTCATCCGGCATGCGGATGTTCGTCAGGATATACGTATCACCGGCCTGAGGTATGATGTTGCCTCCCGGTATCTGGGTGTTGTCGTCCGGGTAGGTGTTGATGATCTCGAACTCCTGTGTGCCGTTATGCCAGTTGCACTCGAACTCCCTCCCGGAGAGGTCGCCGCTTTCGAAAGTGATGTGTATCACCTCCTCACCGATCATGTATTCATCCGGATTGAAGGGGAGATCCTTGTCCTTGATATAATAGACGGTGTATTCCTCCCCGTCCGTATTGGTCTGCTCCTCGGACCTTACCGAGGATACCGTACCCAGACGGTGCGGGAATATATCCTCAAAGGCCGCTTCCTCGCGGTGCTCCTTCAGGCCCAATTGAGTGTTCAGGTCGATATACTTGTCCCGTGACGGCAGTTGCAGATGGGTGTAGCCGTATTTTGACGGGTCAATATTTTTGGTTGAGCCTACGGGGATCAGCCGTGTGAACCATTTGATCGAATTGGAATTCTCATTCTGGGTCAGTCCCGTCTTCAATCCCTTCATATAGCCGAGCGTGACCCGTTCACCGTGTTCGCATTTCCCTATGTTCAGGTATTCCCCGTCCAACCACCACTCGGTTTCCCAGGCACCGGCTATCTCGCCTGCCGCATCCCAGCAGAACAGGCCGTTGAAGTTGATGGTCTTCCGGTCGCCGGTGACGGCCTGGCCTGCACGCCACGTCACACCGTCGGTGTTGCGGTTCATGTTCGCCACCAGCTTTTCCAGCATTTCCATCGGCGTGCCGTCATAGGCGAAGACGGACTCCAGGTCGTCCTCTCCCTGGTTCAGACGGCAGAACAACAGGTCCTGCATGTCGTGCTCGCGGCCGTAGAAGCTGATATTGTAGGTGTATTTCTGTGTGTCGGTCTTTTTCGGCCGGTATTCCTTCTTTATGGAGAACCGTTTTCCCGATATCTCCACATAGTCGCCGACCGACAGGACGAAGAACTCCCAGGTGGTGAAGTTCACCGTCACCACGAATTCCGCCCCCACCTCCTCGGTCCACCGGGATGATGAGTCGGGACTGACCTTCCTTTTCAGGGTTCCCTGCCTGTTGTAGATCGCAAGTTCCATTTATGATGTTTTTAAATCGTTTTTAATCACTGTTTGAAAAAGGTTTCGGCTCGCGCAGCGTGACCGTGAATCCGGCTATCTGCTGGCCGGTACTTCTGATTGTCGTGAACTGGCTGTACCGGGTATATTCCTTCAGGTAGACCTTCATCACCCGGCCTATCTCCGGGACATCCAGCGTCAGCCATCCGGACTTCAGCAAGGCAAGCACGGCGTTGTAGTTATTGAACCACCCGGCCCGTGTATCCGCGACCACCGCCATCTTCAGCGTGATGTCCCTCGCCTCGTAGCGGGGAAGCAGGGTTTCGGGCAGCTCCTCGCCGTCAAGCTCCCGGTAGCTGACGGATGTGTACTCCTTCATCTTCGGCGGCTTCATCAGCGAGTCGTAATTGGTATGGTCCCCCGCGTTTTCCTCGTACAGGAAACATCCCAGGGACGCCATGTCCGTCCCGTTTATTTTCAGCAGTCCTTCCTCCACTTCCATAGCCCTATGTTTTCAGTTTCACACCGCGCCGGAGCTCCGCGATGTTCTCGTTTATCGTTTCGAGGTGTCTGAGGTACTCCGAATTCCCCGCAATTTTGCCCAGGGATGTCGCCATCCCTTCGAGATGCCTCGTAAGGTTGTTGTCAATGCTGATGACATGGTCAAGGGTCGCGTTGCCGATCCCCTCCAGCCTTCCGGCCGTCTCCTCGGTCATGGAGGTGACGGTTCCGGCCCGGCCGGACTGGGAGGAGCCCTCCGGCTGCTTGATGTCGATCCCGGCATCCTTCAGGTAGCCGCCGACCAGGTCCATGATGTTCTGCAGCTTGGGTATGGCGCTCTGGTAGTCGCCTACCAGGCCTTCGGTGCGTTCGGCCACCTTCTTCATCAGCTCCGTCTCGTCGATCTTTCCTTTGGCGTACTCCTCGTACAGGGCGGCAATGTCATCACCGAACGAGCCGACCACCTTGTCAAGCACGATGGTGCGCATCATGTCGGAAACAATGTCACGGAAGGTGTCCGAGGCATAGTCCTTGAAGCTGTCCAGCGCGTCCTTCCCGTTGTCGAACCAGTCCCACAGGCTGTCCACGAAGTTCTCCGTCAGCGGCTCGTACAGGGAGCTCACATACTCGTGCAGCTGTTCTATGTATTCGTCGTATTTTTCCCGGAGCTCTATAAGGGCCTCGAGCGTTTCCTTCGTCTGCCCGACAAGTTTGTCGCCATAGTTGTCAATAAGCGATTGTGCAAGTTCCTTGTTGATCAGCCCTTCATCGTCAAACAGCTCGCCTAACCCCTGGTTCCGTGCCCAGGTGACAAGGTCCTCGGTCTTCTGTGACTTCCCGCCGATACCGGTGCCAAGGAAACCGCTGCTTTTTTTCCGCGTCTCGATACGCAGGTTGTTGATAGCCGCCGTCTGGCCTTCCTTGTAATCCCCCTGGCCCCAGATGTCCCTCCATTCGTCCCACCATGCAAGGGCGGACAAATTGCCCATCACCCAGTTGAGCGCGCCCGTCAGCCATCCGCCCCCGCTCTCGTTGCGGTATATCGCCTGTGACTCCATGGCCTTGTCCGCGTAAGCCTTGGCCACTTCGTCATGCAATGCCCTGTAATCACGGAGATTCTTGAGGTTGTCGGCGGAAAACCAGTTGCTCTCGGCCTGCTGCGCCTCCAGGGCGGCGATGCGGTATTCGTTCACCGCATCGGTCAGGGCGTTTATCTCCTTGATCTTCTCGGCGTAGGCCTCGTATTGCCTGAAGGCCCGGTTGTTCCCAAGCTCGCTTATCTTCTGGAACAGCTGTATCGCCGCGGATATGATGGTCAGGATGACCGACGCCTTCTCCACCGCCGAGATGGCATTCGCTCCGGTCTGCGCCACTTTGTCCAGCCCGTTGATGGTGGTGAGGGTGAACAGGGCGATATCTCCCATCAGGGTGACGATCTCCCCGGCCTGCCCTCCGATGGCGCCGCCCAGTTCCCCGACGGCACGCGCCAGCTCCCCGACGATGTCCGCCGCTTCCTTTTCGGCTTTCTCCACCCGGGAGGATGACCTGGCCACCTTGTCCTGCGCCTTGTTGTATTTCTCCATCGCGGCGGCGGCCGTCAGATAGGTTTCCTCCATCTTCCCGGTCCTGTCATTATACCTCACCCCCGTGGACACCCGTCCTCCGGCATTCACGGTCTCAAGGTTCCTTTGGACCTCGGCAAGTTCGCGTTCGGCTTCGGCGAGCTCGCTCTTCCTGTCGGCAAGCGCCTGGAACGGGTTCCGGCTGTCCAGCTCGTCCATGATCTCCCGGATGGTCGTGGTGTATTCCCTCAGGTCCTCGGGGGAGAGCACCTGTGCGGCGGCCTGTTTGGCCTTCTCGAACTGTTCCAGCAGGGAGTTCAGGGTGCCTGTGGAAGTTTCCCTCAGGTTCTCGAAGGCGCGTATGTAATCGGGTGATTCCGTCAGCTGCTTGTAGTCCAGCTTGATGAGCTCCTTCCCCTTGTCCTTGGTCGCACGCGCGATCTGCAGGTCCAGGGATTCCACCCCGGCGGCATCCCCTTCCGCTTCGGCCTTGCGGCGCTCCTCATAAAGCTGTCCGATCTTATGGTTGTATTCCTTGTCCAGGGCGGCCCGCTTCTCCTGGTAGGTGCCGTATTCCTTGTAATATTCCACCCATTCTCTCAGGTTCCTGTCACGGAACTCCTTCTCGATGTCGTAGGATTCCTTCAGGTACCCCATGGTAGCCAGCGCCCGTTGCTGGGACGCGTTGTCCTTCACGGCCTGCCTTTCCTCGGGCGTGGACTTCACACCCCGTTTCTTCTCGGCCTCGTCCATTTTCTTGAGGGTGTCACGCTCCTCCTTGTCGATCTGCGCGAGCGACTCGTCAAGCTCCTGCCTTGCAAGGGCCTGGCGTTTCCTTATACCTTCCTGCATGACCGATATGCGTGCCGCCTCAAGTTTCTGCTGCGCCCTGATACGGGCGTCGGCGAGCTCGTCCTGATAATCCCGGGCCGATTTGCCCGTATCCTTGGTTTCCTTTTCTCCTCCGCCTCCTGTGATGTAATCGGTCACATTGACGGACTTGGCGGCGGATTCTATGTTTTTTTGTATGTCAGCGCGTTTTTTTGCATTCTTCTCAAGTTCCGCCGTCCGGCGCTCGAATTCGGCAATCAGTTTGCCGTCTTCCGTAGAGTCATAATACATCCCCAATCCCCATTTCACAAGATTGGATCCCTGGCGTGCAGTATTTTCACGAACCCATTTGTTATATTCAGCCTGCCGCTCCTTCGCTTCCCTATATTCCTCCCTGTTACGGTTGGTCCAGTTGGTGTCCGCATTCATGGCACGTTGGAGCTGCCAGTCCTGTTTGGTATAGTCTGCTATGATATCCTCGCTGGCTTTCGCCTGCCCGGCACGGATAAGGGCCTGTGTCAGACTGTCATAGGCTGATGCGGCGTTACCCGCCAGGATCGCCTCGTTGGTGAGATTGGCGAAATACTGGGGATAGATCTTCTGCAGCTCGTCCGCAGCCTTGTTCCGTTCCCTTTCGCTACGGGTCACATCCTGTGTGGCGGAATACAGGATTCTCAGCCGGGAGATCTCATCTGCTTTGGAGGACACTGCTTTTCTTGATGCAGCGTTCAGGTCTTCCGCAGCTTTCTGTGCGGCTGTCAGCTCCTTATTGGCCTTGCCAATATTTTTCACCCATTCCCATAGGTCCTTTCCGTACACTATTCCGAGCGATATGGCCGCGACAAGCGCTGTCTGCCATGAGAATAATGAGCCGGCAAGCTGCTTCCACACCGGCACGCCTTTCTGCCCGGAGCGCATCAGCAACTCGTTCTGCTGACGCACGTCCCTGATGGCGTCCGTCAACATCGGAAGATTGTTGGCAATAGCAAGAATGAACATCTGCGGCCCCATGGCAAGGGAGGGTAGCTCACGCGCAACCTGCTGGAACTGCAGCCGCAAATTATTCGTTTTCTTTGTGATATCCTCCATGCTTGCGGTAACCTGTTGTCCGGCTACGGGAGTGGAGTTCGTCTTTCTTTTGACAGCCTCCAGGTCCTGCAATTCCGTCTTCAACTGTCTGACAACTCCCTGCAGTGCCTGGATATCCGCCATCTGGGCGTCGGTATTCGTACCTGCGGCCATGGCATTCCTGTACTGTTTCTGCAGTTCCAGCAGTTCCTGCTCCAGCTGTGCAATGACCTGTTTTGCGTACAGGCCTATCCCGGAAAGGTTGCCCTCCACCGAGCGCATCCCCTTCAGTGTCTTGTCGTCAAGCAGTATCTCCAGTCTTACAGGTTCCATTCCTATCCTCCGAGTTTTGTTTGAAAATATTCAGTGGTGAATTTGTCCGGCCTACGTTTGCGCTCCCTTTCCAGGAGCTCCTCCTTGGTCACATACCGGCTGACATCCGTGTTCATCAGCATCAGCTCGGCGTAGCTGATCTTCCACAGGATGTGCCGTTTCGACCTGCCGAACCGTTCCATCGCCTGCGCGATGATTCCGAAAACGCTATGGGGGCCTTCCTGCCGGCCCGTTAACCCGTTTTCCTTTCCCGGCTTCCTATCGGCTCCAGCAGCCCCGCCGTCCTGGACGCCAACGGAATAGTATTGCAAAAAGGCTGTATGTCCATGCCCCTGAGCAGCTCGATGAGGGCGGCGGAGAGCATCGCCGGATGCACCCTCCATCTGAGGTACCATGCCAAAGGGCCGGAGAACAGCATCCCCGAGAGCCATCCGGTGCATACGGCCAGCGCGACCATCCGGCTGACCGCCTTTCCCTTCTCCGCCACGAACCGCATCCTTTCCTCATAGTCCATCGCCTTGACATCCTCCGGGGTGACGCCGAGCTCCAGGTACCGCCTTGCTATGCGGATGACCGCCCCGGCGGGCGGACGTCGCATGACAAGGAAGGATTTCCCGGGGCGTTTTTTAAAGGGTCTGAGCGGCATCACCGGAATGCGGATGCCGATGTCAAGCAGCATGTCCGCCGCCTGTATTCGTGTGTCCGTCATGACTGTGACGGAATTTCATCGGAGGGGGGCACCTGTCCGGGAGCGAAGATCTTGTAGGGAGGCTTCTCCCCGGCCTCCTGCATCTCCAGCTCGCACTCGATGCCCAGCACGTTGCTGAAGTTGATCCCGTTGGCGAAATTGCATGTGAGCACCCCGTTATAGATACGGATCGTGTGTCCCGTCACGGTCTCGATGTCGAACACGCCCTGCACGTCCTTGTCCTCCGTCGGAGGCACATAGACCCCGGTGCTTTCCTTCGTCCCGCCCATCACCTGTATCATGTTGTCCGCGGACAGCTCGATGAGCGTGAACGTCCATGTCTTGGTTCCCGGTGTGGATTTGAGCACCGCGAACGGCGCGTTGCGTTTCTGCGCCGCCCAGATGCGGGTCTTGGAAGGCGAGTCGCCTCCGGGCTGCAGCCCGTCCTCGGATATCAGCCCGAGAGCCTGCCCGTTATATTTAAGAGCTTTCACGCCATAGATGGCGCCGGTATTCGTTTCTGCCATAATGATTCATGTTTTAATTGTTCCTTGATTTGTCTTTAAACCGCCGGAGCCCCCAGAAGAGAAGCAGGAGGACAAAACAGCACAACACCTTCGTCCTTGTCCGCTCCCAAAAAGAGGGAACCGGCTGTTTTTCCTCGGCCGTACTCTCCTCTGACTCCAACTTCAGGTCCGAGGTCTCCCTTACGGTGATCTCCGGCCGGGCATGTGAGACGGCCGTGACGTTCACGCCGCCTTCCCCGTCCGATTCCACCCTCAGGTCCAGCCCCTCATGCTGCTCCGTCACGCCCATGCCGGCCGGAAGGCCGCCTATCGTCCGGAGGAGCCCGGGTTTCAGTGCCAGGCTCGTCAGAGTCGTCGGGGCCTTGCCGAAGATTATTTCCCCGGTTACGCTCCTCTGAAGAGAGCCCGAGCGGACGGCTGTTCGGCTCTCCCTGTTTGCTGCGCATCCAGACAACAGCAGGACAGCGGTCAGCATACTTGCACTGGTAACATTTACGCAGCGCCTGTTCCAGAACGATAATTTTCTCATTGACTTTTCGTATTTGGTCGCTTAAATGTAAAGTCGTCTCGGAGAGGTCGTCATACAACTGCTTGTATGTGCCCTCGTTCTCCTTGACCGCACGGACCTTGACGAGCCTGCGGTCACGCCACCAGCCTATTGCCATGGCTATGCACCCCGTGGGGGCGAGCCACTGCTGGAGAAGTTCGAATACAGTGCCCCAGTCCATACGCATGTCATTTTTCAGATCATCTCCCAGCCGGCCTCTATGTCCGCCATGACGGCGGGCACGCCGTTTTCCACCCGGCTCATCGCGGCGGCCAGACGGCACATCGTCCCCTTGTCATCCACGTCAGGCTCGTAGGTAGTGGGAACCTGAAGCTCGCCGCATACACTTGAAAGGTAGGCACGGGTGTCGTTCTCCGTGGACGGGGCGTAACGCCCGATCATAAGGGAGAGGGTCCTCAAACCGTGTTTCTTCCGGTAGTTCCTCAAGGTGATGAGCATGGCACGGTAGCCGTATCTCATGTCGGTGAACTGGAAGAACTCCTTGTCTGTCTGCACCGGGCGGAGACCCTTCCACCTGTCACCTGACAGGCGGAGGTTTCCGGGGTTATTGTTTCGTAGTCCTCTTGGTGTCATGGTCATGACTCGATTTCATCGGTTTCCGAATCCGTTCCTTCAGACGCGGCTTTCGCTCTCGCTGCCGCCATCGCTTCCCGTCTCACCTCGGCCCACCGTTTCTCGGCCGGAACTTCCTGGTCCTTTTTCTGGACAGTGGTACCGTCCCACGAATAGATGGCTCCGATCGCCTCCTGTTTCTTGGGAAGAACGATGTAGTAATGGCGGAAGTTGACCAGGCTTTCCTGGGTCTGCGGGCTGGTGGCCGCAGCCGAATAATACATCTTGGTCGAGCCCTGCGCACGGAACATGCGGGGTACATAGAACACGAAGGATCCTTTCAGGTCGGTTTCACCCGGAGTCTGGTTGTACGGAACCTTGACCCCCTCATTGGTGTAATACGGACAGTTGATGAACGTGTATATCTGGAAACCGTACATGTTCAGGAGTTTGCCGCTGGTATAATTGTAAAACTTGTCCTTGAACGACTGGTCCTGTTCGAGCAGGTCGTTCACATGATCCGGACACAGCACAAGACGGCGCCCGTCCTCCGGCACCTCGGCATTGTCCAGGGCGCGTTTCAAGGCGATGATGTCTTTCAAGGTCAGTTTTTTCCGTCCTGTGGCATCCGCCTCCCCGCTGGTGGGGATCACCGGAGTCTTGCCTGTATGGCTGTATGGAGCCAGGGCGTGCGCCGCCTTCTTGTAACGGATACGGTCGATGGCGTTCCTGTGACGCTCGACATCAAGCGAGAACTTGTCATAGGAAATTGCATAAAGCTGGTCATCCGTCACACGGGTGGCCTTTGTCTGGAATTTGTCCAGGCCGATGGGGATGTCATTCTCCTCCAGATTCTGTATGGGTATGGGATAGGTGGTGTTGTTCACCAGCACGTCCGGATCGGCACCCACATCCACCAGGTGGATGATCTCGTTGTTCACTCTTGCGGAATAGTCCGGTATCCCGTCAAGGAACGACGCCGTCAGTCCCGCGTCGAGCTGTCTGACCAGCTCTCCCGTCCATACTTCGGTGTACACACCCTCCATGGCGGCACCGGCCGGCATGAATCCCTTAAGAAGCATCGGCACAACAATTCCCGAGGCCGCACCGTATGCGGTGCTGATCCCCACCATTGACGCAAGGATGACCCCCATTATGACATTGAAGGCCGTTCCGGTCAAAAATTTCAGAATAAATTTCTTTTTCATGATTCGCTTTTAATTTTTAGTTAATTAAATTCAGGGCAATCCACTCCGAACTGTTTCTTGTACAGGCGTCTGTACTGCTGCGGGTCATCGGAGCGCATCAGCTTGAGCTCCTCCTCCGGCACATCCGTCCATTTCTCGTAGCCTCCCGCATGTACGGCTCCTCCGGATTTCCCGGCCAGTATGGCGGAAGGGCGCAGGGCAGGGTTCATCGCCTCGAAGGTCAGCTTGAGGGACTCCGCACCGACCGATTTCCCCAGGGAGATGAAATGATCCTTCCTGTCGGCGCTGATCTTTCCCTCCCCGATGGCGGAATCCACAAGGGCGGTTATACCCGAGAGCTTGAGTCCGTCAAGCTCTTTCTCCAGCTTCTCCTTCTCGGCCTGCAGCACTCCGTTCGCTCTCTGGTACTCCAGCAGGAGATTGATCTTTTTCTGCACGTCTGTCAGTGTCGCGGCATCCGTGAGGCCCAGCATCAGGGCGACTGCTTTCATTTCTTCATTGTTCATTTCAGGTGTAGTTTTTTGGTTATTGTTTTTTTTCAGGAGGGGAAGACTGTGCGAGCCGTCCCCCTTGCTGAGTTTCAACGGTTTCCCTTCATAAATCAGGCTGATATTGTCATCATTCCCCCCGATATCCACCATGCTGTACTCCACCAGTTTGGACCTGGTCACCGTGGGGCAGGTCTGCCCGGGTTTCAGGAGTGCCGGATCTTCGGAGAGTTCGAGTATGTCGAAATTGGGCGATCCCATGCGCAGCGTGCCTTTCTCCCATTGCTGTCTGGCCATCCTGCTCTCCTCCCGGACATCGTCAAACCAGGGCTCTCCGGTAATCTCACCGTTCTCCCTTCTGATATCCTTCACCATTCCGATGACGCACCCTCTCTCGTGCATCCACAGCAATACAGGGTTCCGCTCGTACTGGGACAGGTCCACCCCGTCCGTCCTCACCCATGTTCCGTAACAGTTCAGCGTTTCGTTGCTTATTCTTATTCTTTTGCCCATTTCCGTCTGATTTTGCCGCAAACTTACATCTGGAGGGAAGGTGTTCAAAAAAAGTGTGCAACACTTTCAGCATTGTGTGCAACGCCCGCGCATTTTCTTGCCTTCGGGACGTTCCGCAGTGCATCTTTGCAGAAAAAACAATTCATTATGGCAAGAACCGGACATAAGTCGAAAGATACCGCCAAGGCTTTGTACCTCAAGGGAATCCCGCAGGAAAGGATCATCGAGATGACGGGGATCGCCCGCCAGACGCTCAGCAGGTGGATCAGCCAGGAAGGATGGAGGGAGCTGAAAGCCTGTTACGGAATGACACGCGAGGAGGTCACGCAGAAGATCCTCTCCATCATCAACGACGCCATCGAGGACCCTGACGAGTATCTGAAGAAAAAGAAGATAGCCGACGACCTGGTCAAGCTGGCCGCCACCATCGAGAAGATGGACAGGAGCACCAATGTGGTGCATTATGTGGAGGCCTTCATCCGGTTCGAGGACTGGCTGATGGAACACCGGAAGGATTATCCGGAGCTTCCCGACAAGGTCGTGGCGATGCTCCACGGCCTGCATGATGATTTTCTAACCCCCTTTTTCACAAAGAAGCCATGACGGAACAGGAAAGGAAGGACGCGTACAAACGCTGGCTGCAGCAGAGCGAACGGCTGGCCAGGATCACATCGGAGGACCGCATGGAATCCCCCCAGGAGAGGAAACGCAACATCGCGCGGGCGCTCAGGGATTACGACTATTTCTGCCAGCGTTACCTCAGGCACTACTGCGAATGTCCCAATGCCAGGTTCCAGAACGATGCGGCCCGGTATATGTACAATAACGACAACTGCCGCGCCGTATTCAAATGGCCGCGCGGCCATGCCAAGTCCGTGCACCTTGACATCGGGATACCCTTGTGGCTGAAATTCAACGGCAAGCTGCATGTGATGGTGCTGGTCGGGAAAAGCGAGGATAATGCGGACGCCCTTCTGGGGGACCTGCAGATGGAGCTGCAGTCCAACCGGTACATCATCGAGGATTTCGGCGAACAGTACAATGCCGGATGCTGGCAGGAAGGGGAGTTCGTGACGAAGGACCGGTGCGCCTTCTTCAGCCGGGGACGGGGACAGTCGCCGCGAGGACTGCGTTTCCGGGAGATGCGTCCCGACTACATAGTGGTGGATGACCTTGACGATGACGAGATGTGCCGCAGCGAGGCCCGGGTACGCGAGATGACCAAGTGGATCAAAGAGGCGCTCTTCGGATGTTTCGGGGGAAAGGGAGGACGGTTTGTCATGGTGGGCAACCTGATCGGAAAGAACAGCGTGCTACAGAAGATCATTGACAGCAGGACCGTGCACACCAGCTCCGTCAACGCTTTCGACAGGGACGGGAACCCGTCATGGCCCGAGAGATATACGGCGGAATACCTCCACGGACTGGAGGAGTTCATGGGATACCGCTCCTTCCAGAAGGAATACATGAACAACCCCGTCACCGAAGGGGCGGTATTCCAGGAAAGGTGGATAAGATACAAGCCGATGCTCAGGCTGAAATATTACGAAAGCATCGTGGTATACGTCGACCCATCATGGAAGAGCGGCGGAAAGAACGACTACAAGGCGTGCAAGATGTGGGGGCGGCCCAAAAGGGGGCTGAAAACGGCATCGCACAGGGAACTGCACTGCATACGCGCGTTCTGCCGGCAGTGCGGCGTAGGCGAGATGGTACGCTGGCTCTATGACCTGTACGAATCCCTGCCGGAGGACTGCGCCGCCACCTTCTATATGGAGGCGAACTTCATGCAGGATACCATACTTGACGAGTTCCAGAGGGAGGGGGACATAAGGGGATACCAGCTTCCCGTCATGCCGGACACGCGCAAGAAACCCGACAAGTTCGCACGGATCGAGGCCATATCCCCCTTGTGGGAAAGAGGGCTCGTCTGGTACAACATCAGGCTGAAGGACGACGCCGACATGCGGACATCCATTGACCAGACGCTCTCCTTCGAGCAGGGAAGCCGGGCGCATGACGACTCCCCGGACGCGGACGAGGGGGCGATATACAAATTGCAGAAACAGGTGCGCCAGGATACCATGCCGCCCCGTATCGGAATGAGGCAGGCGCCCAAGGAAGGATGGTGACAACCAAACAAAACTTACCATTATGTATATAACGGAACAGGACTATATCAATATCGGGGAGGAAGCCCTGAAGATCGTGCAGCAGAGCAAGGAGGAGAACCGCCTGCTTGCCGAAAGGTTCGCCATGGATTTTGCCGCCGGATACTTGAGAGGACGGTACGACGTGGATGCCGCATTCTCCAGACAGGGGGACGAAAGGAACATGGCGCTGGTGGGGTGCCTGACGGATATCGCGCTGTACAGGATGGTGCTGGGCCTGCCTGCCCGCATGAGCCTTGAGAAGTACAGCACACAGTATGACAAACAGGTGGAATGGCTGGAGGCGGTGCAGGCATCCGAAGTGATGCTTGACCTCCCTACCGTCACCGGGCCCGACGGACAGGAAGACTATTACAACCCGATCCGCACAGGTGAGGGGATCAGGAACAACTATATCTGGTAATTATGGGAAAAGGAAGAGACAAGGGGGTGCGCATCGGCAATATGGACCTTGCGCGCCGTGCGGATAGGAAAAAGGTCCGCGACATCACGGTCAGCCTCCAGCTGCAGACGGAGAACCTCACACGCAACGACCTGAGGTCATGGCGGCACGCATGGCAGCAGGCCATCAATGTGGAGCAGCCCAGGCGGAACCGGCTGTACAACATCTATACGGACGTGGATGTGGACGGGCACCTTGCCGGATGCGTGGAACAGCGTACCGGGTTCGTCATGAACAAGGGATTCAGGATCGTCGACAGGTCAGGCGCCGAGAACGAGGATCTCAGGGAGCTGTTCGAGACACCGTGGTTCAAGCAGTGGATGCGGCTCAGCCTTGAAAGCATATATTACGGGAACTCCCTCATCGAGCTGGGACCCGTCATCACCGTGGAGGACAAGCCGGTGTTCAGCAGCGTCAGCCTGATACCGCGCACCCATGTCGTGCCTGAATACGGGGTGATCATCACCAGCGAGAACGACACATGGCAGTCGGGGTACGACTACCGCAGCGGCCCCGTGTCATGGTGGGTGACGGAAGCCGGAGGCACGCATGACCTGGGACTGTACCTCAAATGCGCCCTGCATACCATCCCGAAAAAGAACATGGCCAGCTTCTGGGACATGTTCGGGGAGATATTCGGCATCCCCTTGCGTATCGGAACGACCACCAGCCGTGACCCAAAGGAATTCGACAAGCTGGAAAGACTGCTCAGGAACATGGGGGCCGCATCATACGGGCTGTTCCCGGAAGGGACGACCATCGACATCAAGGAATCCACACGGGGGGACGCGTACAATGTTTACGACAAGCGCATAGAACGCTGCAACAGCGAGATAAGCAAGGCGGTGCTCACGCAGACCATGACCGTAGACAACGGGGCGTCGCTCTCACAGTCCAAGGTCCACGAGAACATGCTGGACAACCTGATCAACAAGGATGCCGACATGATAAGGGACCTGGTGAACTGGCAGCTGATCCCCCGCATGGTAAAACACGGGTTTCCGGTCAAGGGATACCGTTTTGACTGGGATGACAGCGTGACCTACACGCCCGAGCAGCAGGTGGCATACGAGTCCATGGTGATGAACCACTACGAGGTGGACCCCAAATATATCGTAGACAAGTACCAGATTCCCGTAATGACAAGAAAGGACAGGAAGGAGCAGCTGGTAAAACCTTTTTTCGACTAGGCCCCGCCGACTATGCGGGGCTGCATGAGAGGGCCGCGCTGCTGTACGGGAGCAGCACGCTGGCCCTGGAAAAAGACGACAACGACACACGGCAGGCCGACACCTCGCAGGTGGAGGAGGCCTTCCTGCTGCTTATGGCATGGCTGTACAGACAGAAGGGGTTCAGCCCGGAGATGCTGGAGGACGAGGAAGTCAGGGAATTCATCAAGAAGACCGCCGCGCTGCTTGACAATGCCGTGGACCTTTCCGTCAGGGAAGTGCCGCTGGACGAGGTGAGCGTGCAAAGGCTGAAGGAGTCCGACTATGTCTTCAGCGGAATAAAGACCTTCCACGAGCTGAACGAGGCGTTTCCCTCCCTGCTCGATGAAGACGGAGGATTAAAACCGTTTGAACGGTTTTTAAACGACGTTCAGACAATCAACGACACCTATAACGGGGCCTATCTGAAAACAGAGTGGAACTTCGCCAGGTCATCGGCGCTGATGGCCGCGAAATGGAAGGATTTCGAGAAGGACGGGGAGGATTACAACCTGCAGTACCGTACCGTCGGAGACGAGAGGGTCCGCAAGGGCCACCGTCCACTGGACGGGATCACCCTTCCCCTCTCCAGCAGGTTCTGGGACTGGTATCTCCCGCCCAACGGGTTCGGATGCCGCTGCACGACAGAACAGGTCCGCAAAGGGAAATATCCGGAAAGCGACGAGAGGGAGGCCATGAACCTCGGATCGCAGGCCACATCGGGAAAGTACCAGGAGATGATGCGATTCAATCCGGGGAAACGGATGACCACATTCCCGGCATATAACCCGTACACCCGCAAGGACTGTGCGGACTGTGACGGCAAAGGGGACGGGAATGAACTGTGCAGGGCCTGCCGGATCATCCGGAAACAGGCCGGGAAAGGAGGCGGCAATGGCTGACAACGGTTCCGGAAAGACCATGAGGGAGCTGCGGGGACGGATAAACCGGTTCATCCGCCTTACGCTGAATGACATCAGGGTGGAAGCGAAGGAGGAGTTCGACATGAATTTCAAGCGCGAGGCCTTCTTCAACGAGAAATGGAAAAGGCGAAAGGGTGACACGGACGAAACCAGAGGCCTGCTCGTACAGTCCGGGACCCTCAGACGCAGCATACGCTCCCAGATAATGGAAGGAGCCAAGGGGGTGGAGATCACCTCGTCCGTGCCGTATGCGAAGATACACAACGAGGGGGGAAGCATCACCGTCACCCGCAGGATGAAAGGATATTTCTGGATAAAGTACAGGCAGGCCGTGGGAGGTATAGCCCGGACAAAGGCCGGGAAGGCACGGAACGGCAGGAAAAACCGGCAGATATCCCGGGATGCGGAGTTCTACAAGGCCATGGCGCTGAAGAAGACAGGAAGCAGGATCATGATTCCCAGGCGTCAGTTCATCGGACGCCATCCGGATCTGGAGAAACTGCTGGATGAGATAGCCATGGAGAATTTGAAGAAAGTGTTCAACGATAACGATTAAAGTATGAGAAGTTTTTTCTATTTGCAGCTCCAGGAACGCCTGGAACAGCTGCCGGACAGGCAAGGGGTGCCGGCAGTCAGGACCTATGACCTGTGGAACGAGCAGGTCGACTTCATCGAGGAGGAGGAGCCTTTCGACATGCCCGCCGTGTTCCTTGAGTTCATGCCGTATAAATGGACGACGCTATCGGGTGCCGTACAGCAGGCGGCGGTTACAGTCAGGCTGCATGTCGTGACCCCCTGGAAAGGCTCGTCAAGGAAGGGAAGCCGATATCAGCAGCAGTCCCTGGAACGTTTCAGCCTGCTGGAGGAGATCAGCGCCTGCCTGCATGATTTCAAGGGGGACAACGGAAAGGTCAGCTTTGACATGTTCCGGCGTACCGCCAGCGACACAAACCATAATCATGCGGAGGTGGTGGAGGATGTGGAGGAATACACGTTCAGGGTGGTTGAGAGACTTTAGAAAAGCGTCATCTGCATCTCGCGCTGCCGGGCGATGACACGGTCGTCCGCGCTGGCCTTGATCATGTTGTAGAAGGTACGCTCACATATCCGGTATTTGGGCCAGATGTAACGGCGGAATATCTCACGGTTCGAAAGGCCGCTACGGCTGTGCTCGTCATAAATGCGCACGACATCCGTAAGACGGAACACATAACTTCTTCCCGGAGTGTTTATCCTGGATTTCCTCATACCCTGAAACATTTGAACAATTTGAAAAAAAAACTTTACCTGTATGACAAAGGTAGTGATTATGAAATAAATATGCAACAAAGGGAGGGTTAATAATAAAAAAGCCCTCAACGCTTCCGTTAGTTTAACTACCACATTAAAACATAAACGGCACACGCTTGCTGCACGCTGAGGGCTAAAGTCCTTGACGCAACAAACGTGTGCCGTTTTAATGTGGTGCACAAAAGTAATAATAAAAATTGGAAGTTTATGTGCAAGAGCGAAATTTTCTTCAACCTGCTCGGTCTGACTGAGCGTGAAACGGAAGTGCCGAAGGAACGGATACTGGGCGATTTCAGGGACATGGAGTCCACGGACGCCAGATATGTGCTTGTCAGGCTGCTCTCGGAAGCCGGCCTGTATCCGGACCAGATAGCGGGGATGACCAACCGCACGGCACGGGGGATACGGCATCTGCTGGCCCGGAACATCACCTCGCCGATGATCGGAATATATCTGGAACAAATAAGGAAACACATCAGAACAGGACGCTCGACGGAGCGCGTGTAGTTGAGTATGTTTGCACCACGGTCGGATTAGTGACCGGAACTACAAAATACAAATACAACTATGAGTGAATCAAGAACTTTTGTGTTCCCCGAGAACGGGAACTCCGGAGGCGGCACCAACGGCATTCTGGCCATGCTTCCGGCGCTGATGCAACAGCGCGGTGTGGATCCGAACATCCTGGCGCTGATGGGAAACGGCAACAGCCGTAACGGCAACGGCTGGGGTGACGATCTGTTCGCCATCCTGCTTCTGTTCATCCTGATGGGATGGGGAGGCTTCGGCGGTTTTGGCGGCGCCCGTGGCGGAATGATGGGCAACGGACAGGGCGGCGTGGTCCCCTTCGTGCAGAACGATGCGAACACCGCCGTGATCATGCAGGCCGTACAACGCAACGGATACGACATCCAGAGCCTGGCCACCGCGTTGAACACCTCTTCCGATGCCGTACTGGCCGCCATAAACGGTCTTGGCATGCAGATATGCAACATCGGCAACCAGATGGGCATGAACACCAACCAGATCGTCACCGCGATCATGCAGGGCAACAATGCCATCCAGTCGCAGATCTGCCAGTGCTGCTGCCAGACAAACGAGAACATTACCAAAATGGGCTACGAGAACCAGCTGTCCGTCTGCAACCAGACAAACACCCTGGTGAACACGGCCAACCAGAACACGCTCGCATTGCGTGACGCAGGCACGGCCAACACCAACGCCATTATCAGCAAGCTGGACGCCATGCAGAACCAGGCGCTGCTTGACAAGATCGACTCGTTGCGCGAAAAGAACAGCACGCTCGTCAACCAGCTCTCGCAGGAGCACCAGAACGCGTATTTCGCACAGGTGTCCGCACAGACCATCGCGCCTGTCAACGCCGCGCTGGGTGATCTGAGCGCCCGTCTGGCGAAGATTGAGTGCAACCAGCCCGAAGTGGCCAAGGTGCCGTACAGCCCGGTTGTGGGAATCCCCACCTGTGTGGCGGCCCAATATGGTCTTGGATACGGCTTCGGTTTCGGGGCGGGTAACGGTTTCTGGGGTTGACCCGGAGAAAGGAGGTAATCATGCCATTTCCTTTTCAATTCGTTAACAGACGCGGATCGGCCGCAATAGTCACATCCGGAGTAACGGTCAATACCGACAATGTGGTGTTCTCCTTTCCCAACCATGCCTTTGTGAACGCATGGTACAGGGGGACCATCTACATTGACCTGGCGCAGGCCGTTCCCACAGGAACAACCGGGACGCTGCCGGTCCTGTTCGAGACAAACGGGGTGACACAGGCCGTGACCAAGTACAACGGGGAAGCGCTGACGGCGGCCGACATCCCCGGTACGGGAGTGTTCGAGTTCTGGTTCGACAGGACGACAAACACCCTGCAGATAATGACCGGAGTAGTTTAAGAACACGGAGGGAGGAATCCCTCCATTTAAAGAGAAACAATTATGCCTTTCCAGAATTTAAGAGTCAACAGCCAGTTTTACATACTCCATAAGGACGGGACGCCTTATGTGGAGGTCGGCGCCATTGCGGGAGTATCCAATCCGGTCCCGGACGGGACACAGCCGGTGATGTTCGGCCAGCCGATGAAGATGGTGGTGGACATCACCGTCAAGGTCGGCGAACAGACCGTCACGTTCCAGAAGATACCCGCGGGGGCGGACATCGCCGACGCGAATTTCCCCGGAGGCGGGAACATGGTCATATCCGGGTCAAGGGAGTCGATGAACTCCGAGGTGGCGGCCATGAGGAACAGGTCCGCGGAGATACTCAGAAGCATAGACCACCACCGTGCCATAGTGGACGCCTGCGGCAAGATGATGGAGATACTGAATCCCGAGTTTGCCGAAAGGCAGAGACAGGAGGCGGAAAACAAGGCTCTCAGGGAGGAGATATCCGAGCTGAAGGCCATGATGGCCGAACTGCTTAAACCGGCGGAAAGGCCCAGTACGAACAATTCTAAAAAACAACAAGTATGATGATGATCGAGATAGAAGACAGCAAGGTCGAGAGAATGTCCGATTATGCCGAAAAAATGCTCAAGTATGGCGGCAAGCTCATGCAGTGCATTGAGGAACTCTCGGAAGGGAGCGGCATGGGACAGCGCGACGACGGCTACGATGACTATGACGAGTATGACGACATGGGACAACGTGGCGGTTATGGAAACCGTGGCGGATACGGCGGAGGATACGGGAACCGTTATGGCGGCGGCTCGATGGGCCAGCGCCGCGGAGTGCCCGGAACAGGACGCTATTCAAGATACCGTTAGTTTAACCCGCCGGGACGGAGGATTCCCCCGTCCCGGCTAACAAGAAGACCATGAACAGGACAAAAGAACCTCTGGACATATACGATGACCGGCCAAAGGAGCTGACGGCGTACCTCCGGCACAATGGCTGGCACTTCAACAAAAAGCTGTGCGACTTCGCCGTGTCGCTCATGCGCAGGATGAACCCGGCAACCGGAAAAAGCGAGAAGGTCGAACCCATGACCAAGGACAAGGTGGACGAACTTCTGGCCAAGAACGGGGTCAGGGTGGAGAACAACACATTATATGACTATGTATACGTGGCCAACCAGGCAAAAGCGGACTGTTTCAAGTCCTCCATCGCCGACGAGCCCCATCTGGCGCTTTACGTCAAGGATATCATAGATGACCATGACGCTCCGGAAGGCATGGTCATGTGCATGTGGTATGCGAAAATGACAAGGGCCGGGGAACCGGTGGAATGGGATGAGATGTTATGATCCGCCAGCGGTTTGACATAGAGGAATACGGCTGGAAGGTGGCGGTCTACTATGCCGTGGACTGTTACTACACCGACGAGATCATTGGCAGGCTCTATGACATAGGCTGCCGCGGGGATGATCTGGAAACGGCGTACAGGAACCTGTCCTCCGGCAAACCGGATACCGGACTCACCTATTCCAACTACGGCACAAGGCAGACGGTCATGGTGATAGGGACCACATCGTCACCCGCCGAGTTCCAGAACTCCTATGACCATGAGAGGAAGCACCTGGAAGCGCACATGGCAAAGGCACTGGGGATCGACCCGTGGGGCGAGGAGATATGCTACCTGTCCGGCAATATAGGACAGAAGATGTTCGACAAGGCCAGGTTGCTGCTGTGTGATTGTGAATGTTGTAAGAAACAGATAAAGGAACTTATATGAAAAAGAAAGAAATCAGGAAAGCGCTGGAAGGCGGCACGCCGTTCTCAAGCCTGTACTCCCTTCTCCCCTCCGGGCAGAAGGAGAAATTCAAACAGTTCGCCGCGGCATTCGGATTCACGGAGCGGCAGGTCAGGGAAAGACTGCGGAAAGAAACACGATAGCTTCTCATTGACAACGGGCGCCCCCGCATATTATTGTATGCCGCAGGCGCCCGTTCCGGTTTCATCCGTTTTTTTACTTCCTTATCAGGACGGAATATTGGGGTCATTCTTGTCCACCTCGTTCACGTCTATATGATGCTCATGAAAATATCTGTCACGGGCCAATACCGCAATGACCCTCATGTATGAGGTCAGCGGCAACCCCTTCTCGTATGCGTCCGTCTTCAACCTGTCCACTTCTTCCGGTTGCAAGAACTTTTCGGGGAAGACAATGGCCTGCTCCAGGCAGTACTGCTGTATGTCATACGGATTCTTGGATTCGGAGTTCTGCTCTATCAGCATCCGAATTCGTAGCCAGTTTCCCTCAAACATTTCCTCTATTGACAGACGCTTCATCATTTCTTTCCCCGCCTCGGTAATAGCGATAGGGCTATGGGATTGGGTAAAAGGATCTATGATGATTTTATTGTTGTTCTGCAGGGATTGGCTCAGCGAGTCTATGCTCTTCTGCATATAGGTGATGGAAGTTTCCAGTCTTGAGATGGCCGTATCCACCTCTACATGTCTTCCTATGTGCCCGTCTATTTTCTCCATGTTTGATTTGCAGGGCAGTTTTTCAATAGAACGTACCCGCTCATACATGCCACGCGCCCACCAGATGAGGAATATGAGTACTCCGACGAGCACAATTCCGATAAGGAAAGAAAGCCCGAAATGGTTGGCTACCAGCTCTATTAATTTGTCTTCCATAAGTGGATATAGCAATTCGTTATTGTTCCTTTTTTAATCCTGTTCAATCTTCTACCTGATCTTGAAAACTAATATTGCTATTCTGAAAACGTAGCTGCATGATGATTTGTTCTTCGGCTTCATTTTGAAACGCGCTACAAATAAACAAAAAAATAATGGTTTACGCAATTTTTGCCGCTACTTTTGGCTCTGTTTGTAGCTTTTTGTGGTGTAACCGTGCTGTTTCGGATGCAATAATCCCCGGCAGACGCAAACCTGCCGGGGATTATCAATTGGTTCTATTCATGTACAGGCATTCAGGGCATGGACTATACAGTCGGTTGCTATAAGGACCAGCCCGATTATAAAAAGTATGATAAACGCATCTCTTATCACAGCCGATGTCCTGTCATTCCAAAGTTTCACATTCCAGTTAAAGAGATATGCGCCTGTAAGCCCTCCTACAATAAAGTATAAACCTATAATCATATCTTCTCTATTTTATTTAATCTTTCTTCAAACTCGGCAATGATACAGTCTGCGTCACCACCATGCACCCAGTTATCCAAAACAGAGGAAAGAACTTCGATGGCTTTCCGTTTCATTTCTTCCTGTGCCATTGCAACGGCTTTAAAAGCATTTTCTTTTGCGATAACCGGGAAGTTGGGATTGACTACCACAAAACTCTCACTTTCAATATATTCTTCTGATTTACTCATTTTTGTTCAGTTTTGAACCAAACAAGGGTAAACAGGACGAAACCGACAACCGGGATAAGGATTAGTACCGCTATCATCTTTTGCGTCCCCTGCTTTGCTTGGGTTTGTCCGCTTGCTCCTGCTTCTCCTTTTTATCCTGCTTGGTCTTTTGTTTTTCAGTGGGCTTGTCCTGATCTTTTTTCAAGGGTTCTTTCACTTTCTTGGTGGCTTCGTTGGTCTTGCCCTCCGAATTGACCGCTACCTGTGTGCGGTTCTTGCTTGCCGGAGTAATCTCTTTCACGGCTGAACGGTCAAAACTGGGGTTGTCACTGTAAAAGCCCAGTTTCTTCTTGTCGTGGTTCACCTGAATATAAGCATCGTATTCGACCCCTCTCTTGTCTTTCAGCCCGGCAATAAAGATGGTCTTGTCATCGACTAAATCCTGCTGTTGCTGGCGTGTCAGTTCTATTCCTGAAATGCTCTTAGGGATGGTTACACCGTCACTGGTGACAAGGTTGTTCGGCTGTTTCTGTTTCTGCCGTTGCTCCTGTGACTGTTTGGCATTGGGATAGATAAATTCCAGACTTTTCTTGTCGGCATTGACCTGAACGGTAGCGGAAAAAGGATTCTTACGGTTGGAAATCATATTTTCAAGGAATACACCCTTTCCCTCCCGTAAGGCTTGCTGCTGTTCCTTACTAAGTTTGACACCCTTTATTTCATCGGGGATTTGGACGCTGCTTGCACGCATGGAAACCAGTTCGTTCGTTACCTTATCCACGCTGACAAAAGAAGGTATCATTTCTCCCGTGATATAGTTTTTCAGATTTACTATCCGTCCCATATTGCCCGTTTCAAGAAGATTGGCTTTATCCTCTTTGGAAAACTCGTGACCGAAGAACGGACGGTCGAGTTCCGGCTTTTGACGGATGCCGTGTATCGCTAATACTACATTTCCCTCCTTGTCGTGCCGGAAAGACAAACGTGCGTCCAGTTTCATAATGGCGGAATTGTAGTTTCCTGTGATAGTGAACGCACCGGGTGACTTGTACCCCCTTAACATGGGTTCTAAAGCCTTTGCCTTTTCAAGCTGTTCTTTGGAAAGCCCGAAGTTTTTCAGGGCTTCCCAATCCACTTTATCCGGGTCAATCACATACTTGCTTTTATCGGCTTGCTGCGGTGCTTGCGCCGTTGCTCCCATTTCTTTGGATGGCTGCTGTGGTTGTTGGGTTTGGGTTTCCTGCTGTTCTTTCTTCCTTTCCTGCTTCACGGTTTCAGGTGTTACCCGGTAACGTGCTATGTCCGCTTCATTTTCAGGTGTCGGGTGGTTGAAGTTGTCCCTGATTATCGGTTCGATTTTGGGAAGTTCCAATTTTGGGATTTTGAAGAAGTTGAAACGGGTGGGGTTCTTCAACTGGTTTATCATGTTGGAAAAGAAGTTGGAAAAGAAATCGCCGTGACGGTCGAATTTCAGAAGTTCGCTGTTATTCTCCGGCGGTACAGTTTGAAGTTCCCCGTTTTCATCCACGCCTTTCACTGCGCTGATTGTCTTTTTCTCCTTATCCAGTACAAGAAGAATATCCATCATCTGTTCGTCAGTGGTGGATTGGTTGGCTGTGTTTACATCCATAACTTTTTGAATTTTAGTGAATAAATAAAATTTTCGGGAGTAAAAGTACGGATGAAATAGAGTATATTTAAGGATTTGGGAACGGGTGGCTTCATTAGTCCTCGTTTGGCTTCATTTGACTATGCAAACAAACTATTTTGGAATAAGAGACCGAACAGATAAATCAAAATATATATTTGTTCATTTTACTTGCTCGTTATGAGCCATTTGCCGACACCGGCAAATGGCAGATTATTATTTTCTCCAAAAACTGTCTCCGGAGATTGACCGGGCCGTATCATCCGCAGTAAGCCGGATATACCGGAAGAAGTTCTGCTCAGACCTGTGCCCTGTCAGTCTCATGATCTCCAATGTCTTCATCCGTCCTGTAAGGTACATGTTCGTGGCCGCGCTTCTTCTTGCCGTATGGCTGCTGACCAGTTCCCATTTCTCCCGGGTCTCCGTGACCAGCCTTCCTCCCTTCGTGTAGGAGAAAGTGATCCTGTCGGTAAGCCCTATCTCCCTCATGATGACCTTCAGATACTTGTTGAAATACTGTATGCACAGTCCTCCGGGTATGTTCCCGTCATATTTCTCGAATATCTCCCTTACATAATCATGAGCCGGGACCTTGACGTCCACATTGGTCTTCTTTGTCCTTTTTATGATGTATCCATCTCTCAAATTGTCTTTTGTCAATGTCGAATAATCGGAATATCTCAGAGCGGTCAGACAGCCTATGACGAACAGGTCACGTATCCGCTCCCTGGCCTTTCTTTTGTCCTGCCTCTCAAACTTGTAATAGTAGATCCTTGCGATCTCGTTCATCGAGAGGAAAACGGCATTTACCGGCTCCTCACGCAAATCTGTTCCGTCATAGGTGGCGTCTACGGCGTAATTGTACTGCGATGCCTTTCTGACGAGCGACTGTATCTTCTGGACATAGCCCGCTATGGTGTTGTGACGCAGCCCCCGGCTCTCAAGATAGACAATGAAGTCGTCCAGAAACTCCTCCGTCACGGAATTGGTGAAGATGTCACAGTCGAATTCGGTGGAAAACCTGTCTATGTGCCGGAGGACCGCATCATAAACCGCGGCATAATGTCCGGACCTGCGTTTTCCCCTTCTCTCAAGCATATCCCTTGCAAAGTCCGTGAAGTACACCCCCTCAAGCGGCCTGTCCTGCCGGAAATGGTTGATATAGTCCCGCCTGGGTTTTCCGGACCGTGCGGGAACCGTCACCTGCAGTGCTGCTAGACACCTCCTGTTCCGCATCCGGCCAGCCTTGCAATGATCGGGCGGAACTTTTCCTTTCTCAATCTCACATCATAATACGCGGTTGTCGCCCTGCATCTGGATATCTTCAGGAAGGAGGCTATCTCACGGAACAGATACCCTTCCTCATACGCCATATAGCAGAACAGCATCCTTGAATCGGATATGTTCCTGGATATCATCCGGGACAGGATCATCTCCTGCGAGACGCCCATCATTCCGGAAATCTCGTCCAGCATAAGCTGCATCGGTTTCTTTTTCTTGTTGTCTTTTCTCAGGTTCATAAGATTGTTTTTAAAAGGTTCTTAAATCTGTTTTAAAAGCACCGGCTCCTTATGCGGTGCCAGATGGTTCTTTTCCTGAAACTCTGCGGACGGAACGCCCTGTCACGCTTATGCCAGCCCTCCCGGCACCGGAGTCTTGATTCATCCAGTATCTCCTCCATTGCGGATTTGGCCCTCTCCAAATTTTTCAGCAGATACTCATTCATTCCGTCCTTTTCCATACAGCGCGAGATTTGGGGATTCGGGATCATAAGGCTCCACGGTGGTAAGGGTAACGGAGGATACGACCACACGTCCGCTCCCTTCGCAGCTGGGACAGGTAACGGTACTTACGGTGTCCGTCAGCTCGTCCAGGTTCTCAAGAAAGCCCCGGCCGCAGCATGTGCGGCACAGGACTACATGGGAATGGTCAAACTTCCTTCTTATCATCACCGGGAAATTCAGGTTTCACATCAGCAGTGTAGGGATAGACATCCATAATGGCGGTCTCGGCCACCGAGCCGATGACATAGTCTGCCAGCGTGCCCTTCATCCCCTCGTCCAGCTTCTTTACGGCATCGCGAAGGTCGGAGACCTGCACCAGTACGGTAGTGGGGGTCTTTTTCTCCGCTCCGCTTTTTTCGTCCAGCGTGATGAACAGCTTACACTTGAACCAGCGGTCGGCCGCATCTTCCTCAGATGGGAACAGTTCGCTGTAACCGGCGCGTTTGACGCCTGAAACAGTAAATTCACCGTTGATATACGGGTTCATTTGTTCAATAATACGGGCTTCCGCTTCCGTGAAGCTCAGCGCGTCGACCAGATAGGCTTCCGTTACTTTCCTGTTCATGCCGTTCTCCGCCACCTTCTCGTAGCGGATGGAACATTCAAACCAATTGTGCATCATAATTTACATCTTGTTAAATGAGGGTTCTATTCTTTTCCATTGATTGTTTCCGTCCTTTTCCTCGAAGTAGAAGCGGATCACCGTGCCTTCCACCACGTTGCTCTCACGGAAGAGCTGCATGATTTTCGAATATTCGGGGTCGTTGAAGTCATCCTCGAGCTCGTACAGGCGGGAGATGGACTTGTAGTCAAGATCCCCGGCCTCGTTGCGCTGGAGCAGCGACATGGCCAGCTTGTACATGGGGTTGCGCCCGTCATCGCCCTTCTTGCCGATCCATGCGTTCAGGTAGTCCACTAGGCGCTTCTCCGCCACGTCGGCCCTCTCGTCGAAGCCCTTGACCCGGTTCCCCTTGACGGAGACCTTGAAGGTGTCGTTCTTCACCTCGAACCCGAGCTGCTCGTCACGTTTCAGGCCGCCGTACTCCTTCAGCTGGTCATAGTAGGCGGTGGCTTCCTTACGGAGCCATTCCTTGAACTCCTGGCCGTCCTTGATATACTTGCGGAGCTTCCTCTCCACAGAGGCGAGGAATCTGGCACGCAGCTTCTGGTAGTTCTTCTTTCGGTCCCCGTCCTTTCTTTTCTTTTCGGCCTGCAGCTTGCTTAGCAGGGCCTCACGTTCCTTTTCAGATAAATTCTTGATATCCATATCTGTTCTTATTTATTAGTGAATAAATTCCTGAATAAATCAGGGTCGATTATCTCCTCGTTGCAGTCAACGTTCTGCTTTATGGCCGTCTGGCATTCATAGCAGAGGCGGTCTTCTGTCAAATAGCTGTTGTGTTCGCAAAACACCTTCCCGCACAGCCCACACCGGGCGAACATTACCAGTTCGGTATCCACATCGTTCCGGCAGATGTTATGTCCTTTAGCCCGGCAGGCATCGCACATATCAGCACATTCCTTTTCGAATTTCGTCTTTTCCATTGTCATCATTGTTATTGTTATTATCGTTTATCCATGCTACCAGAATCCATAACATGGCGTTCTGTGACCATGTTTTCGCCCAGAAGTCATCATTAACTATCATGCCCGTGAAAGCCGAGAGGGCGGATATCGCATACACAAGGTGCTTCATTCTCATACCTCCTCCTTCCGTCTTATGGCCTTCAGCTGTTTCAGTGTGGCCTTCAGTTCCTCCAGGTTCTGGCTTGACACCGGCTTCCTGCATCCTCCGTGGCTCTTCAGGAAGGAGGTGATCTTCGCCTTGTTCATCTCGACCTCCACGGGATTGTCGCTTCGGTAGCTCCTGTTGAGAAAACCGATATCCATCGACACGGCGTAAATGGCCTTGACCAGCGCCAGCTTCTCCCGTCTTTCCGGATCCTTTCTCCTGTCGGGATCGAGCAGCGTCCCGATCAGCCTTGCGGCCTCGCTTTTGTACAACTCCGCGGACGTTGTTGTCCGTCCGCCGCTGAACTGCCGGACAAGATGCCTGTATTCATCCTCGTCCAGCCCGAACTGCCGTCTGAGGCGGTGTATGCACCGCTTCTGGGCATTTGTCGCGGGTAATTCAATTGTCTTGTTCATTGCTATTGCTGTTAAATGGTTCGTCACTGTTCCTGAGCCAGCATCTCTCATAGCCCTCCTTCCAGACCACATAGAATCCTTTCGGACCGGGAACACCACGGCTCATGTACCGGGCGCAGAACCCGTTCACCTCTATGCGGGAGAAGCAGTCCCTCTTGACTCTGTAGGCCACCGTCCCCTGCACCTCCTTCCCCTCCACATGGGAGATGTATACGAATATCTTCTTCCTGTATTTCTTCCTGAGCTCGACCAGCTGTTTGGCGGTGACGTCCATCTCGCCTTCAAGACTCTGCAGGGAGTCGATGATGACCACGTCCGGGGATCTCTGTTTCCCGAGAAATTCGTCAAACTCATCAAAAGTGGGGACCTCGTCCCAGAACAGCATCCCGCTCCTTGACGAATTCATGAATCCGAGCAGGGAGTCCCTGAAATCGGACTCGACACCCATCTCAAGGGAAATGAACAGCACCTTGTAGCCGATACGGTCAAACTCCCTGGCCAACTGGAAGGTGAAGGAGGTCTTTCCCTGTCCGGACTTGCCGTATACGATCCACGCCCCGGATTTCTGCCTCTTTCCAAAGGCATCCATGAAATCCTTGGAAAAGGGGATGTATTCGTATTTTTTGTTCAATATGTTGTCAAACGACAATGACCTGATCATAAGCCTGCTCCTCCGTTACTGATTTCCTGTCTGATTACCACATTGTCTATCATTCCCGAAAGCTCGCGCAGGTCATCGGCGAACAATACCTGGCGGGGATCGTCCTCACGCGGCTGCTTCTTGACCTTGGGAAGTTTTCCCCATATCTCTTCCGCCGTCTCCCTGTCCTGCACGCCGTTGGCCATACAGATGGCGATGACATCCTTTTTGGTAGCGCCCAGAAGGGTGATGTAATTGCGGCCGAAACGCCCGTCTATCTCGTCATACCCTTCGATACGTCCCACATACCGCCTGATATTGCGCTCCAGAGTCTCCGTGCCGGCCACCAGGCACCCCATGCGCCCCAGCGTGTCATCATACAGGGGAATAAGCGTGCACATGGCCGAATGCGTGAGCTTGCCGGCATCATCTATCAGCAGGACGGGCTTATAGGAGGACAGGGAATTCATGTGCGCGATGCACAGGTCCAGCAGGCTGTCATTATCCATATAGCGCGTCACATTCTCTCCCATGGCCTGTGCCAGTTTGGTAAGGAACTTGCGGCTGCTCCATTTGCGGCACTTGATATATACAACCCCCTTGTCACCGCACAGATTGTACAGGTCGATCAGAGACTGTGTCTTTCCGCTTCCGCTGCGGCTGCTGATACATACCCATTTGCTCTTTCCCCTGGCAACCTCGAACGCCCGCTTCACCTGCCGGTAAGAGGTTACGGTATCAACCACATTGCGGGAATTCTCATAGAAATAAAGGCCTGTGGCGATCCTGACCGCCAGGTTGTCGTCATTCGCGCCGTACTTGCCGGAGCGGAACTGGGACATCGCCGCATCGGACACGCCGCAGCGACGGGCCAGTTCTGAAGGTTTTGAACCACGGGCTATCAAATTCTCTATGTACTGTTTCAATGCTTCCTTATCCATAATTATGCTGTTTTTAAGTGTTATTAAATCATCTTGAAAAATTCATGTCGGCGTCGTCCCATTCGTAATCGTCATCCGCAAGAGGGGACGGAACCCTGAGAGGTCCGGGCGCAATCTCTTCAAAATCCACATCCTCCACCGTCTGGCCACGCGCCTCATACTTGCGGTCCTTGTGCCGTCCCCGGCTGTCGGTGAGCAGGGCGCGGTCCAGCAGGCTGTTGCTCTTCAGAAGCGGATTCCGCTCCTGCATGGCGGTTATCACCTCATCCACCTGCTCCTGTCTGGCCACATACCGCCGCTCGAACTGCCGGTTGAACTCGTCCACCTTCCTGCGGTGCTCGAAATGTTCGGGTTTCTGGTCGATCAGGGCCATCGGTGTCTTCATGTCACGTTGCAGGAGGAATTTCAGGTCCCCGGTCTCCTTTGCCAGCCGGTGCCCTTTGGTGGATTCTGCATTGACGATGAGCACCTGCGACAGATCGTCGGGATCGTAGTGCACGGACCAGTCCTCGTGGAAATGGTTGCGCAGCTCCATGTCGAAACTCTCGTAATTGATCCTCTCCCCGAAGAGCTCGATCAGCAGGCCCTTGCCGGTGAGCCGGTTGGTGCGCCCCGTCGTGTCGCCCATAAGAAACAGGTATTCCTCGTCACAGAACGGCATCCGGCGTTCCATGGGGGTGCGTTCCCATGCGGCCATGTACGCCTCCAGCTTCTTGGCCCGCTCCCTTTGCATGATGCCGTGTATCTGCGCCAGCACGCCCTCCTCGTCGGGGATCAGGTGGCGGTTCTTGTTCAGGATCTCTATATTGGGCTGGGATCCGCGCCTGCTGTTGATGTTCACACCGCTCCAGTTCTTCTCCAGCTGGTAGTACGTCTTGTTCAGATAATTGAAGTACGGCTCGATGATCTTGGCCTTGGCGTTGTGGAGCGCGGCGGGGATGTAGTGCACCGTCATCGCCTCATAGAACGGAACCATCACCCCCTTCTGGTAGTTGTCGCTCTGCAGCTGCAACGGCTTGTACCGTGCACCGAACAGTTCCCGGGCGTGCCTGATGGCGTTGCGCAGCGCCTCGCGTATCAGCGCCGGGCTCTCATGGTCGCCAACGGCGTATCCTATCGGGTACTTGCCGCAGGCGTCCAGCACCACCACGATGGTCTTGCGGTTGTGGTAGGTGGTCTTCTTGTAAGTCCTTGTCTCGCCGTCCACCTTTTTGTCCACCGGCTGCCTCTTCTGGTAGACCAGTTCCACGTCCCATCCGTCCAGTGTCCAGTAGGTCATGGCGGTCTTCGGAGCCTCACGCTTGTGCTGCATCTCAAGGGAGTTCCTCAGGACAGTGGTTCCGCGCTGGTGCCCCAGGGTGGTGGATTCCATCATCTTCCGGTACCTGTCCACCGTGACAGGGCTCTTGATTTCCGGTTTCCCCAATATGGAGGCTATCTTGTTGTACTGTTCCATTATCTGTGCGTTGTTCAAATTCATGTGCTGGGAAAGCAGCTTGTGCATGATCGCCTCGTCCTCCTCGTCCCGTATCAGGGCGGCGGACGTGTTGCCCTTGTTCTTGTGCACCAAAGCGATGAAGCCTTCCGCCTCATACTGGTCCACCTTACGTTTGAGCGTCTTTCCCGTCGAAGGAAGTTTGTGGGGATAGCGGGTGTTGCCTTTGCTGTCCCGCACCTTCAGCAGGTCGTTCACCATCTCACTCAGCCTGTCCCATACGTTGAAACGGGATCCGCCACGTCCGAAACCGCATTCCGCATTGCTGTCGCGCAGCCGGATGACTGCATCCAGGACACGTGCCTGGAGCGTATAGAGCGTGACCTTCTCCGGTCTGAGCGGCTTTCCCGCACCGTCCTTGTAGGTGGTGAAGAAGGAGTAGGCGGCCTCGTTGTACCCTACAGCCCTCTCAAGCGGACTGGTGGCGGCACGTTCGACATCCTCATGGGGATCACCGTAATATTTGATGTATAATTGCTGTATGTATACTTCCAGCGAGTCGAACTCCACCAGGGCGGGACGTCTGAGGCTGGCACGACGAGCAATAGCAATCTGCTTTCTAGAAACTTTCCCTTTGTATGTTCCTATCGGGAGGAAGCCCTTCTCGGAGCCCACCTTACGTTTCGGATCATACATGATCAGCTCGTTGGCGTAGATACATACCTTGTCATTATAGATTACAGCCATATCAACCGTTTTATTGTTTAACCTTGTGCGGTTTCCGGCGTCGGACCGGAAACGAGGGCCGCCTTCCGGCTCCCTGACCGCGGTCCTACTTCTCCTCCCTGTAATACCTTTGTCCGATAAGGGAAAGGCAGCATACGACTGCAAGGACCGAAGCGGCAAGGTTCTCGTTGAAGGTGGAACGGAGGTTGTCCGCCAGTCTGAGCACTACCACAAGGCCGATGACAGCGGCCGCTATATGGATTATTCTGAATGTTTTCATTACGAATCATTTTTAAGGGTTTATAAAATTGTTTTTAAATTTCTGCTCCTATCCGTCGCAGACCGGAGCAGTTTTGCTACATTTGTAGCTGTGTAATTAAAATTTATATATCATGCCTAAAGTAAAGCCTGTTAAATTTGAAGTAGGAGATGTGGTATATCTCAAAAGCGAAGACAAATACGCTAAAGACCGGTTCAGAATGACTGTTAAAAGTGTTACCGGTGAATATCCTGACATTCAGGAAGTCGAATGTATATGGCTGTCCAAAGGGGGGATTCTTCAAACTCATAAATTCGCTCCTATACTGCTAGATAAACATTAATCTCCGTCTTCCTCATCTTCTTCGACATTCCGTGCCATCTGGTTGAACCGTGCTATCGGAATGCCGAAGATTCTTACTACGAAAAAATGTCCGGGCTCTACATTCTGGAACACTTCATCAATTTCGATCAGTGTTCTTATAGCTTTTTTCTTTTTCATCGTTTATTTGGTTTATAAAATTGTTTTTAAATCTCCGTCCCTATCCGTCACGGACCGGGACGGAATGTCTAACTAAAATTCAATCTATTACCGGTTGTATGAGCTATTTTTCTTTCTCTTCTTCCAGCTCGGCCTCGGACTGAAGGTCCGCTTCCACCTCCGCAATCACCTTGAGCGTTTCGTCGGCGTCCATTATCTCCTGCTTGCATTCAAGCATTCCGTTGATGATGCGCCGGTAGTCTACATCTTTCTCACCCAGTTCCTTGCAATAATTCTCATACTTGATCTCCGCCTCGGCCTTGCGTCTCTCGCAGTCGTCCTTAGCTCCCTCGATCTTACGGTTGATCTCTTTCTCGCGCAGGCTGAACAACTTGTCCACAAGGTTGCAGCCTTTCAAAATTGCTGTCAGTTTCTTCATAATCTTTCAATTTTTATCAGTTTATGTTTTCTGATCATCCGGACCTCTCCGGCGTCATGTGTTATTTCACCTTTTAAAAAAATTGTCCCGTCAAGGCCAAGCGGCGGCACTGCCTGTCGGATCTGGAGCTCCCCTAATGAGTTTCTAAACATATCCATATTATTATAACCAAACCCCACCGGGGTAGTGGTTAACGGTAAGTCTGATATTCTATCATTCATATTCTCTTATTTTTCGATTTCCTTGACCAGACGCTTCGCTCCGGCTATGTCCCATATCTTGTCGACCATTTCCGCGACCTTCATGTCGGTTGTCGGTCCTATCTTCACCATCACCGCCCCTTCGGCGTCCTGGTCCTTGGGAATGATGATCGGGCAGAGCATCCCGTATTCACGCCAGATCGTTATCACGATCCTCAGGTATTCAAGGTTGATACCCATCGTATAAGTAATCATCCCTGTTCCTCCCATTCTATCAGCAGTTGTCTGTACACCGGAACAGGTTCGGGATATATGATGCCTTTGTTCTTGTGGGAGATAGCCAGCTTCGTCAGTCTGTCGGCTATACGGCGGCTCATTGTGTTGCCGGAATACACCTTGCATACATGGGAGTAGGTGACTTTCATGTTGGTGGCGACCGTTTTCAGATCATTCCGGTTGAGATAACGGCACACAGCCTGTTTCCATTCGATGAAGTCAGGACGGAACTTGGGTGCGGGAAGCGTCGGACGCTGTGTCAGGCAGACGGAGTAGCCGCCGGTACGGCGGATGGAGGGGAGAACCTCGTTAGTTACCCATCTTTTGAATGCTTTAGCCGTCGGCAGCTTGGATCCGAAAATAAGAGCATACATGCCACTTTCATTGATTAAAATTGTTTCTTGAATAAATCCTTGATTATCAGGGACGCCCTGTTTTAGGGCGTCCTCATTATCAACGTGTTGCGAAATTGCGTTTCGTGTTTTGGTGTACCCTAGAGAAGCCGCCACATCTTTCCCCACAAACCAAGGAGCTCCATTGATTACCTTTACCCTTACATTAGCATCAATATCTTCTTTGAAGAAGATTTGCAGACCTGTTGTCTGCTGGTTGTTGTTCGGTGTTTCCATAATTATACATTATTAATTAGTACGTTCTGCTTTTACATTACCCTTGTTGTCGAGAATCTTTACAGTCTCATGCTTGGCGATTTTGTCAATATTGTACAGCTCGCTGTCGTTCCGCTTCTTGGCGGCTTCCCAGATCGCCGGGGCTTTACCTCCCGTTTTCTGACCGGACAATACCTGTCCGACATAAGCTGTTGTTACTTTAAAGGCGACGGCAAGTTCTTTCTTGCCTTGTGCACCTAACTTAATTACTTGTCCCATATTCGATATTTATTGGATTAAAATTGCTATATTTGGCGCAGTTTGTATTAAACCCGATGCAAACATAGGGATAATTTTCAACCTAAACAAGAAAAATAGGGGATAATTTTCAATTATATGAGTAATATTTTATCAAGAATTCAAGAAATTGCTATAAATGAGGGAATAACAATTGGTGCTTTAGAAAGGATAATCGGTGCTAGTAAAGGCGTATTATCTCGTGCTATTAGTAATGGCACAGACATTCAATCTAAATGGTTGCAAAAGATAGTTGAAAATTATCCCCATTATTCAGCAAACTGGATTCTCACTGGAGAAGGTTCTATGCTAAAGAGTGAAATAAAAGGTACAGCTTCGCCTAATACCATGGACACTGCTTATATATATAATATGTATGAGGATTATAAAAAGCTACAAGAAAAAGTTCTTGCAGAAAAAGAGAGAAGAATAAAGGAATTAGAAACAAAACTTGCCAAGCTAGAACAGCAGGAATCCCCAACAACAAACTCCGACTCCCATGCAGAAACTGTCCAAAAAAAGCGGAGCTCATTGCGTATATCAGGCTCTTCTGCGCAACCCGATGTCCCGACCATAAAATAA